TGGTCGTATTGTTTGTAAATATTTTACTGGCATTTGGTGCCAAAAACCTTTTACATTTTTACAGTTAGGATCTTCTGAATGATTATAAAAAGCACCTAAGGCAGTTCTGATACTGCCGTGTGGAAAGTTCTTATTTAAAACGTGTACAATACCTAAAATAGTCCATGCTTCAAAATCTTTTGTAGCGAACAAGCCAAGGCCTTGTACGTTGGACTCTTTGATAGTTAGTCCATCTGGTAATGGTTTATACATGATAGTAATAGTTATAACATACTAGTATAGTAATGTCAAGTGTTAAAGAGTTGTCTTTAGATTGTTAACTGTTTGTGCTGTAGCAATAGCTGAATTAATTAAATATCTTGCACATGGATCTTGCATTAAACCTTCAAGTAAACCAGCCAAGGCCGCTTGTTTTAATAATTCTAAAAATGCACCAAGATTTTTTAAATCATTTTTAATAATATCAATTAATAGTTTTACTAATCCAATGATAGCTAATGCCATAGCAAGTATTCCAAGCACTTGTCTTAATTTACCTAAAATTTCACCTAAGACTTGTCCTGCTTTAAATAGAGCTCCTAGCATGTCTTCCATAAATTTACATGGTCCACTTGACGTAGCAGGTATATTTCCTAATGTAGTAGCTAATTGGTTTACACTACTTAATGCACTAAGGTATGTTCCTATTGTTGGAACAGCAACACCTCCAGGTGATCCAGCAGTAGTAGGAATTCCAACACCTTGGTTTGGATATGTTGAAGTTTTTCCCATTACTTCCCATTGTGCATGGGGATCAGGATATTCAGTAATACACATACCACTTTGTCTATTTTGTAACCATGTAATATCTTTTAATGCACCTATAACAAATAAGATATCTAATATTTCCATATCAGTTAATTTACGATCTGGTTGTCCAGGTCCAATTAAATTTCCAGGAACAGTTGCTCTTTGATTAAAGTCATTATGTCCCCAACCATCTGGTAATGCTTGTTGTTGTTGAGCAACAATTTGTGCTATTTCTTTAATTGACTCATCATGTGGATTTTTAAATCCAGCATAAGCCTTACAGGTTCTACCCCATGGATCTACATGATCAACTATGTTTAAAGCACCACTGGCAATTAAATTTTTTTGAGTTTCAGATATTGATATTGTATTAGCTGTTATATTTGTAGGAAAATTTAAAGCATCTAAATTTAATCCTGGTATTTGTTTTCCTGTAGTCATATTTTATTTTCCTGCGAATACGTTTGGACTGCCTGTTTTTACAGAACTACCACAAGCAACTGGATCAGTAATTCTACCAACTCCTAATCTATTAGCAAATACAGTTCCCGACCCTGCGGCTAAAGTACTGCCATGAAGACAATGAACATCCCATCCGTCACCTTGTCTATGTACTGGAATACCGTTTGCAAAAACAGTAGGACTTCCACTGTTACTTGGTCTTGACGGACATGGTCCATGCCCTGTGCAAACGTCTCCTAATCTTGTTACTGGTTGTGCCATTTTTTATACCTTAATAATAGTATTTATTAAGTTATAATCTGGGACTTTGGTGGTTGTACAATATTTGATGTACTTTTTATATAAGATTCTTCAGCTTGTTTGTTTGCTTTAGCTACAGTAATGATATTTGCTTTTTCAACAATAAATTCACTTTCTGGATCTGCCATAATCATGTAAAAAGTCATTCCTATACCTTGCGGAGTCTGTGCTAGTGCAAGTGGTTTTGACACTGTAAATTTTTCTGGTGTATCACTTATCACTTTAGCAATTACTTCATCGCTTCCAACTGTACGAAATACGATAATGTCATCTTTTTTGTATTTTTCTTCTAACATTTATTTCCTTTTTCCAGGACGATTTGTTCTAAAATCAACTCGTCCTTTTCTTTTGTTTTTGTGTTTTTTCTTCTTTTTTTCTCTTTTACCACTTACTAATAATTCTTTAATTTTAGCAAATGACTCTTCGTCCATTCCAGAAAAAAGACCTCTTTTCATAAATTAAAGTTTAAATCCTTTGAACGTGTCTTTTTCTACATCTTGTTTTACTCCACCAACAATATAACTTTCTACTTCAGTTTCTTGAGGTGCAACCTGTAGTCCTGCTGAACTCAACCAATGTTGCGTCCATGGTAATGGATTTTGTGTTACTGGCTGATCAAAAATTGGATCTAAGCCAATTGCTTTTAATCTTTTATTTGCAACAAACTCTACATATCTTCCTAGTAGAAGTTCATTTAAACCAATAATTGTTCCATCTCTCATTAAATGTTTTGCCCATGCTTTTTCTTCTTCAACACATGCTTTAAACATTTCATACACACTATCTTTTTCTTCTTTTACAATTTTAAGCATCTGTGCATCATCACCTTGTTGCCAATTTTTAATGATATGAGTTGACAAAGCTAGATGCTGTGACTCGTCTCTTGCAATCAAAGAAATAATTTTTGCTGAACCTTCCATAAGTTTAAGCTCACCAAATGCAAATGTACATGCAAATGATACATAAAATCTTAAACCTTCTAGTATGTTTACATTTACCATTGCAAGATATAATTGACGTTTTACTTCTTTAATGTCACCAATACCTTTTATAAAGTAGTCTTCGGCTAGTTGTGAAAACTTATCATAATTTTTTGTTACTGATACAGCTCTTTTGATAATTTCTTCATCATCAAGAATAGTATCAAAAACTTCTGCTGGATCAGGATATACATTTTTAATAATGTGTGTGTAAGATCTTGAATGAATTGTTTCAAAGAAATCCCATGTAATAATACAGCCTTCAAGTTCTGGATTTGAACAATACGGTAAAAAAGCTAAACTAGGTCCTCTACCTTGTACACTATCTAATAATGTTTGATATTTTAAATTAGAAGTAAAAATATGTTTTTGTTCATCTCTAAATTCGTTATAATCGCCACGATCTTTTTGTAAAGATACTTCTTCAGGTCTCCAAAAATAACCTAACATAGTTTGATTAAGTTTATCTAGTTGTGGATACTTAAATACGTCATATCTTTGTACATTTTGATCTTCACCAAAAAACATTGGTTCTTTAGTGAAGTCAACTTCATTTCTGTTAAAAACAGTCTTTCCCATTGTTACCCTCTTTTCTTATATTGTACATGCCTCACAATCGGCATCGTCTTCTTTTAAGTCAGTTAATATTGTACCTTCTTTTTCAAAAGTTGGAAATTCTTCTGCCGCATTTTGAATAGGTGGTGCTTCGATTTCAGCTGGATCAGTTTTAAAATCATATGTGTTTTGATAATATGATGTTTTCCATCCTAGCTTGTATGTAGTAAGAAGATCTTTAAACATCACACTTGTTGGAATTTCATTATCTTCAAATTGAGTTGGATTATAACTCCAGTTTCCTGAAATTGCTTGATCAAAAAACTTTTGCATTACTGCTACTACATTAATATAACCTTCGTTACCAGGCATGTCCCATAATAGAGTATAGAAGTTTTTTAACTGACTAAACTGCGGAACAATCTGTTTCAAAGGACCTTTTTTACTTTTCTTAATACTTAGATATGCTCTTGGTGGTTCAATGCCATTTGTTGAATTACTAACGACGGAAGAACTTTCTGAGGGCATCTGTGCTGATAATGTTGAATGTCTCATACCAGTTTCAGATATTTGCTTTCTCAACTTTTCCCAATCTAAATTAAGTTTTGTGTTACATACTTCATCAAGATCTTTTTTATAATGATCAATTGGTAATTGACCTTTTGAATATTTTGTTCTATCATAATATTCACATTGACCTTTTTCTTTTGCTAATTCGCTTGATGCTTTAATTAAATAATACTGAAATGCTTCAGTTAGTTCATGAACTACTTTTAAAGCACCTTTATCGCTATAATGTACTTGATTTTTAGCTAGATAATGTGCAAGTCCAATATAACCAATACCCAAGCTTCTACGTGCTTTTGTGCTTATCTCTGCCGCTTTAACAGGATATCTTTGATAGTCAATTATTTCATCTAATGCTCTAACACTTAAATCACATAGTTCTTCTAATTCATCTAAATCTTTTATTTGACCAACATTAATTGCAGATAAAATACAAAGAGCAATTTCACCATCTCCGTCAATATGTTCAAGTGGTGTTGTAGGCAATGTAATTTCCTGACACAGATTTGACATACTTACTTTATCAAGAAATGAACTGTGTGAATTTGCATGATCAATATTCATAATATAAATTCTACCAGTTTCAGCTCTTTCTTTTAACAATTCTCCAAATAGTTCTTGTGCAGATATTGATGTTTTTGGTATGCTTCTTTTACGTTCATATGATTCATACATTTCATCAAATTCTTCAGTGCCAAATGCTTCATATAATCCTGGAACATCATGTGGTGAAAAAAGAGTGATGTTTTCGTCTTTTAAAAATCTTTCATAAAATAATTTTGATAGCTGTATTGAATAATCTAACTTACGTACTCTGTTATCTTCTGTGCCTTTGTTATTTTTCAATACAAGGATATCTTTAATTTCTTGATGCCAAATAGGGAAATGAACTGTTGCACTACCACCACGTACTCCATTTTGTGTGCAACACCTTACAGTTGCTTCAAACTTTTTAAGAAATGGGATAACACCAGTGTGTGCTACTTCGCCACCTCTTATTTTTGCATTAATACCTCTAATTCTACTTGCATTAATACCAATGCCGGCTCTTTGTGCAATGTATCTACCAATTGCCATATCACTACTAAAAATACTAGGAAGTGTGTCATTCACATCAACAAGAACACATGAAGCAAATTGTCTCATTGGTGTTCTTACTCCTGCCATTACTGGTGTAGGAATATTAATTTTAAAACTAGATACTGCATTATAATATTTTTTAACATATTTTAATCTAGTATCTTTTGGATAATCAGCAAATAGTGTAGCTGAAATCATCATGTACATAAATTGTGGTGTTTCATAAATTTTACCACTGCTTCTATCTTGCACTAGATACTTGTCAACAATTTGTCTTAATCCTGCATAGGTAAAATTAAGATCTCTATTGTGTTTTATATACGAATCTAATTTATTCCATTCATCATCAGTATACTTGTCTAAAATAGACTTGTCATATACACCACGTTCCACGTTTGAAGCTACTACAAATCTTAAAGGTGTGTGTGCATCAGGCGAAGTAAATTTTCCAAATACATGCTTTTGTAAACTAAAAAGTAAAAGTCTTGCCGCAACATATTGATAATTAGGTGATTCAAGACTAATTAAATCATTTGCTGATTTAATTAATATTTCTTGAATTTCATTTGTAGTCATTCCATCAGTAAACTGTAATCCGGAATTCATTTCTACTTCAGAAGAACTAACACCGTTAAGGTCTTCACAGGCCGCTTCAGTCATTTTGTGAACTTTACTAATGTCTAAAACTTCTTTATGACCATCTCTTTTAATGATATATAATTCTTTTTTGTTTTTCATTTTTCCTCCAGAAATACCAATAATGTCGTATATTTACCTTCTTTTCTTTTATTTTATGATATCAAGAATGGTTTTGTCAATCTTAATTTATAGAAATATTTAAGATTTCTGTTAAGAAGTTAACCAACGCTTTAACAGATAAGACATTGATGCGTTGTTTGAACCAGTGTTCTTATACTCTAATTTAAAATCATTTGAACTGGAACCTGGATTTGGTGTGGAAAATACAACTGCTGATGTATCATTTGTTTCTAATCTATCGTCCATTATTTCAGAATTTGTTCCATCTGTTATAATTTTTATTGTTCCTACTGCCATTGCATTTGAACTAGAAATTTTTAATGAGTATTCAATAATAATTGTGTTTTCCTTTGTTTTATTATAAGTGAAAACTGTTGCAGGACTATTAGTACTGGCATTCAATGTAGCTTTAAGTAATCCAGTGTCTCCAACAAATTGATTTGCTTCAAATATTGGTCTTGAATCTTGTGTAAAGATTTTAATATTACTTGCCACAGATGCTGGTGAACCAGAAAATGTTTGATTTAAAAATTTTGATAATATAATTGCTTGTTGTGGTGAGTCTGTTTCAATTAATAATGTGCCTGGCACTTCTAATTTACCAGCTGAATATCCTAATTGAGATATTCTACCTCTAATTTGTAAATTAGCATTTGTATTTGCTGATAAGATTTCATTTAAACCTGCAAGTGTAGTAGAAGCTGTTGACTGATTGCCACTACTGCCAATATCTACAAAGCCTGTACCTGTTGTTAAATCAATGTGTAATGCATTATTTGCCAATGATTGGTCTGTTTCAATACCTAAACCAGCACCAGCAACAGCAGTAACAATTTCACTTGCTGTCCAAGGTGTTACTACAACCTTAGTACCTGACTCAGGAATTGCTGTTGATACAAAAGTAATTGTAATATCACTTCCAGCTACAGATACTGTGTAATCTGAACTTGGTATCACTGTTGGATTATTGCTACCATCAAACTTTGTTACTGTAATGTGGTCTGGATTTACCGGAGTTCCTTTTCCTGAAGGTAAAGTTAATGCTGTTCCACCATTTAGTGTTGTAGAACTTGCATTTGTGCCATCACCTAAAAAACTTTGTGTTCCAGAAATATGAAAAATAACAAGTCTTGTGTCAATAAATGATTGTGCTTGAACTTCAGCATTTACTATACTGTCTAACTGTATCATACGATTCTTTTGATCTTGTGATCCAGTACCAATAAACAGTTCTCTAGTGTCAGTTGCTAAACCAATTTCACCTTCAGCTAACGGTTGAGGTAGATTTTCTCTATTTCCTCTTCTGTTTTTTAATCTTACATAAGTTGTTGTCATTTTAATATCCTAAAACTATACTGTTATTTAGTTTGTTTTATAGTATTGTTCTACTTTATTGAGCCACTGATCAGTATATTTCTGAAATTCAGCACCTTCAACATTAAATTCTTGATATTCTCCAGAGTGTGAT